GGAAGACTCTTCTTATATTCCTATTGCTATCTTAAACCCAATTGAGATTCCTCATGAGTTCTATGGCTTGTCTTTATTAGATATGGCTCGTCCACAAACTCAAGCTACTACAGCTATTATGCGAGGTTTTGTAGAGAATGTTTATTTCGGTAACTACGGTAGAACTTTAGCTGATCCGAATGTAGTAGACTTCTCTGCTTTACAAAATCCAATGCCTAAGCAGATCATTGCTACTAATGGTAATCCAGCAGCAGCAGTGCAGCAATTACAACCTGAACCTATCAGTCCAGGTACGGCAGGAATGTTAGAGTTCTTAGGTTTACAAAAAGAGCAATCGACAGGTTTAACTAAGACTGCTATGGGAATAAATGATACTTTATATGTATCAGGTAACTCAGAACAGAAAATGGGTAATGCCCAGAATGCAGCTCAAATTCGTGTTGAGCATATCGGACGTCGTTTTGTTGAAGGTGGTATTAAAGATTTATGCCGTGGTGTTTTAAGAGAAATGAAAGCAAATCTTAAAAACCCTATGAGATATAAGAGTGATCAAGGTTATGCTTCATTGACAGCAGAAGAGCTTCAGACGATGCCTTCTAATATGGATTTAGATATTCAAGCTAACTTAGGTGAAAATTCAAATTCATCTGTTGGTATGAAGTTAAATCAGATTGCTGAGATGTTACCTATGATGGCCTCTGATCCAGAAGCTGCAGCATATATCAATCCTTTAGCTACTTTTAACTTAGCATCTGATTTGATTGCTAATATGGGTTTTGATCCTACTAGATTCTTAGTTGATCCTGAAGATCCTAATACGCAAGAGCAGTTGCAACAGAAGAAACAACAGTTAGAGCAGAGTCAACAACAAGCTCAAGAGCTTGATCTACAACTTAAGAAAGCTGAGATTGATACTTCAAATGCTAATATTGGTCTTATTAAAGCTGAGATAGATAATAAGAAGATTGATAATAAACGTCAATTATTAGAAGCTGAAGATGATTCTAATCGTGGTTGGGCTGAGATACTAGTTAAAGCACAAGGTACTGAAGGTGCCTCAGATCCTCAGAAAGTCCCAGTTGATTTCCAAAATCTATATCAAGATACGGAAGAACAGGAAAAACAGCAAGCAGCACAAGAAGCTAAGATGCAACAAATGGCGCAAATGGCGCAAGAGAATCCGGAAGCAGCAATGCAGATGGCACAACAGGATCCTTCAGCCGCCGCGCAGATGGCAGAGCAAGCTGGTATAGATCCTCAACAAATTCAACAACTAATGGGAGGTTGATACATCTAACGATGCGAGATGAACGATGACAAATAAGAAGTATAATAGGCATCCTAGCCATAAAATTGGTTCGGATGGAAAACCAAAGAGAGTATCTGTATATGATGATGCCCAGCGTACCCTTACAAAAGGATACCAATGCAGTGAGTTAAAAGATACGATGACGATGGTTACTGAAGATATTCTTAATAATCTTTTCATAGATTGGTTAGAAACCAAGCACTTTGAAACAGAAAAAAGAGAATTTCTTTATAAGTTAGCCATTAGTCAAGGGGCAGTAATAAGTAATATCGAGCGCGCTATTATTGCTAAAGATAACAAAGCTCGGGAGATAAATGATGAATGAGATGATTGAAAAAGCGTTAGCACAGGTAGAGATGGGTATCACAGCTCAAATTAAAGTATTAGGAACTGGTAGAGGTATAATGCCTAATTCAGATGCGTTTAATAGTTTAATAGAGTCTAAACGAATATTAAAATCTATGCTAACCCCAGTGGCTGCTCCAAGAAAAGCTGCTGTACGTAAGAAAGCTGTTTTACAAACAGTTAAATTGTAAAGGTTCTATTTAAGAACTGTTGATGAGAGATGAGAGGGCTTAAATAGAGCCTTCTACTAATAATAGGAGACTATATGTCAGAAATAAATAGCGAAGCTACCCAGCCGGATGAGTCGCAAGTTTCAGACTTTGACTTTGACGCTTTGGCGGATGATGTTTTAGGCTTAGTGCCAGAAGCAGCTACCCAAGAAAGTGAGGAAGCCACAGAAGAACTCGTAGATGATGATCCCATTGTCGATGAGGACGCTGAAGAAGTTGGTGAAGATGAGGAAGATGTTGCGGATGAAGATACTGAATATGAGGATGAGTCTACGGACGCTACCCGAAAAGAAGAAGTAGATGAATCTGAAAGTGAGATTGATATGGAATTTGCTGTGCCCGTTAAAATTGACGGTGAGGACAGTTCAGTTTCTATGGAAGAGCTCATTGCAAACTATCAGACGAAGCAGAGCCAGTCAAAGAAAGGGGATGAACTTGCGAAACAAGCTAAAGAGTTAATAGCAGCTAAAGAAGATGCTACGGTATTCGCACAAATTAATACTCAATTACTTAAAAATGAAGACGAGAAGGATTTACAAGTTCTACAAGGTTTAAAAAATAGAGTTGACAAAGCATACGATGAAGATGACTATGATGCTGGCAAGTTGAATCGACAACTTGATAAGGCAAAAGAGGAATATTCAAATCGTAAAGCGCGTCGAGACTCTATGGTTGACACCATGGGTAGAAAAGTGTATGAACAAAAAGCGGAAAGTTTTAATGCTCAAGTAGAGCACTTTAAGCAAGAAATTCCTGCACTTGTTCCGGACTGGTCTGATGATATTGCAGTAGCTAATCGAGAGTTTGCTTTAGGCTTAGGCTTAAATGCAGAATTGATTGATTCTATTGTTGATCCAGTAGTAATTAGTGTGATTGATGGATACCGTAGATTGAAAGAAGAAACTTCTAAAGGTGCTGTGAAACGTAAGAAGGCCTCTGTCAAAAGAGTGCCAACTAAAAAGCCTGTTTCTAAATCTACAAAAAAATCCAATAGAGCAGACATAGCTAGACATAAAATGGATAAGGGTACAGCAACTGAAAAAGATGCTGAAGTCTTATTTGATAATGTTATAGACAATATGTTTAGTTAGTAACTCTATTTAACTATAGGTAAATAAAATGGCTACAAGCTTTACAACCACCACGCAAGGGGGTAAGAGAGAAGACCTTGCAAATTACATCTCGAACATTTCTCGTTCGATGACTCCATTCATGTCTTCAATTGGCAAAAGCAAAGCTTCTGGCATTTTGCATGAGTGGTCTACTGACACACTACAAACTGCAGCATTAAACGCTAACGTTGAGGGTTCTTCATTTAATGAAGACGAGTCTCCGGTAGTTGCTCGTTTAGACAATAAGACGCAGATCTTTACTAAAGGTATCCGAGTTTCGGGTACTTTAGAGTCTGTTGATAAAGTCGCTCGTAAATCAGAATTCAAATACCAAACTGAGAAGCGTGGTAAAGAAATGATGCGCGATGTAGAGATGACTCTTATTTCTACTCAAGTGAAAGGTATCGTTGCTACTACTTCTGGTAGAGTGATTAAAGATGCTCGTACTATGGGCGGTTACATGTCTTACTGTACTGCTGCTAAAGCAGTTGCAGCGACAGGCGCAGTTGATACTGGTGCTGGTAAAGGCTTAGGTGACGGTTCTAACGTTCCTGTCATTACTGGTTCTACTACAGCTGGTCCTTTTTCATTAGATGATATCAATGAATCATTACGTGGTATTAATGGTGAAACATCTGCGACACCATCTAAAGTAATGATGTCTACAACTAACAAAGTTAAGTTCTCTAATATGATTAATGCTAGCACTACCAATGTTCGTCGTAATATTGACGAGAAAGGTAAGCTACGTCAGTCAGTTGATTTATATGAGTCTGACTTTGGTGATGTTGAAGTAGTGCATAACTACTTAATGGATAATGGCAAAGTGTTCATTTATGATCCTGCGCTAATGTCTGTTTCATCTCTTCGTCCAATTCACTTCCGTGATATTAACGAAGATGGTGACTCATTACGCTCGTACATGGTTCAAGAAATTACTTTCGAAGCTAAGTCTCCGACTGGTAATGGTGTAATCATTAACGTAGCTTAATAAGGCATACGACAAAGTTGATTTAACCCCTCGCTCAATGTGAACAAGGTGAGGGGTTATTACTAATAAGCTTTAAGAAACTTTAGAGTTTATTATTAATAAATAATAGGGAAATATATGTTTAAGGATAATTTATTTAAGGGATATAACGTCCATGGTGATGGTAGTGGTATCGGGGTTACTCAGAATATCGCACCACATTTAGAATGGGCAAAAACTCAGCGAGAAATGAGTAAACATAAACGTGTTGATTCTGGATTTAAACCTTATTGTAATGTCCCAGACACGGTTGCGTTAGATATCATGACAAAGTACCATATAAATATTCATGATGGAGATATACAACCCGAAGATATGCGTAAGTTTAAAAAGATTATCCAAACAAAATACCCTTATTTAATGTACTACTAGGAGGCTAAATGGCTATCATTAAGAATCAAGCTACATTACGCACAGCTGTTGCGGATTGGCTAAACAGAACAGATTTAACCAATAATCAGCTTGATCAATTTGTTGAGATGGGTGAGGCTATGATTTATGAGTCTTTAAGAGTACCCACATTAGAGAGGTTAGCTACTTATTCTGTAGAATCTACCGACTCTAGTATCGATATACCTAATGGCTATTTAGATGTTATTGAATTAAGAAAATTAGAAAGCGGCACTTGCTCTACAGTTAGTTATACAACTAGAGCTACTTGTACAGCAGGAGGTGGTTCATGGACAGATTCAGATAAGTCTGATGATATTGTTTATCGTAGGGTCGGTTCTAGATCTTTCCATAATAATAAACCTAATTTTGCTTTCTCTAGAGAGCTAACTAAATTCCTACTTACAGATAAAGATGGAAAGCAATTAGCTACAGGTGAATTTAATTTAAAGTATCATTACGCCGAACCTCCTATTGGAACTATTATTG